CCTTAAGAGTTTGTAAAGCAATGCCATTACTGTATTCAGAGCTAGAAACATTATACTCTGAGACACCGAAATAAGCCACACCTTGAGCTGGAATCTGTACGTTCTGTGCTTGATAGTTACCGTAGAAGTCGTAACCCCATTTAAAGGTCACATATTGGTTACTACCACCAATGACCACAGCGTTCAGACGTTTCAAGACAGATGTAACCGAGGGTGTTCCTAAGTCGGTATGGTTCGTAAAGTACTGGAAACGATAAGTAGATGTATCATCTAAGTATCCAGTATGTTTAGCTACAAAGCCTTCCTTGCCAATAAGTAAGGAACCATCTGTGAGAACACAAAAGCTCTTAGGCTCAATATTTGTCCATGTTGTTGCTCTAGCAGCGCCGTCTGGAAGTGCAGCTTTCATATCAAAACAGTACACTGTCTTCAATACAGGCAGGGTCAAGAGATAGAAAGCATCTTTAGGTGAGTAGATAGCTTTAACTGTAGCAAGGTCTTCACCAGCAACAGCGTTCATTAAGTCATTACGTACATTCTTAGAGAGATCACGCAAAGGTGCTGACTTCTCTTGAATGGTGCGCATTACACTACGAACACCAGTATCAGACAAGAAGATAACATCTGTACCAGTATTAGCTACTGAGTCCCTAGCAATACAGCCAATACCTGTAATCACATCATAAAGAGACATGGTAGCAGGGGAGTTAGCTCCTTGATACACTAGGATATTGTGCTTACCAAAGATAAACAAGAAGTTATTATGAGCAGCTAAGGCTACAATAACGTCTCCACCTTTAGGCCATACAGTAGACGTATCAAGTGTACCTGCTGTACCTGAACCGAACTTATGTGGGTTCTTCAAGTCAGACCATTGAACAGTTACTTTGTCTGTCGTTGTATCAGCGTTCCACAAACGACCATAAGCACTAATGACAATATTAGCGTTTTGAACTGTACCGTTATAACCAGCTTCTTGGTCTACTCGGTAGTAAGTAGTCGTAGATGCTGCTGGATCAAAGCCAATAGGGACATGACCTCGTTGATAGAAATAAAGATCTCCATCAAGGAAGGCAGTAGACCAGTTACTATCTGTAATAGTAGGAGCAGTGCCTACACCGTTAAAAGTAACTTCACTAAGCGTAGTGCCTACTAACTTAAAGATCTTGTTATTACCAGCACACAAGGTATAAGTAGAACCATCTTTGTCTACCAACTCAGTAATAACTTTAACATCAGCAGTTCCTAAAGCAGCCAATGTACTGTGTTGTTTAGTCCAACCTTTACGAGCACCAACACGACCATATTGATCAATAATTGCATTGTTAGCAACTAAAGCAAAACCAGAGGCTAAATCAAGACTACTATCCTGAGTATTCAGGCCCATGAAGCCCGGAGCAGTGATTGAGAAGGCTTGTAACGGCTGAGACATTACACAGACACCCAAGAATCATTTTCAGGTGAGCGAGACAACTCAATAGCGATCAAGTCACCTAGAGACTTCTGAGCCAAAGCGTAGCACTCTGAGCTAGTCAAGCCACCATCTTCACCACGTTCAACCAGAGCACGAGCTAAAGCACCTAAGACAATGGGCTCTTTAGGCAGGTATGTCTTATCTGCATCATTAACCAAGTCAACTTCTGGCACGTTCAAGCTAAAACGGATGTTATAGATAGCGTCAGGAATAGGCCAAAAGTTAACCATTGCGTCCCCATTGTCATCTACATTATCAAATGTGTAGTTGAAAGGGGTTGTCTTTTGTGGGTTAGCTGTACCGAATGCTTGAAGATCAAGACTAGCATGATCCAAAGGTGTGAGAGGATACTGACGAGATGTGTTGATAACATCCATCACCTTACAACGAACACCAGCACCGGGAATACTGTAACCTTCAAACTGATTAGCTACTGTTTGAATAGTAACTGCGTAATTGAAAGCATCCCAATCGTAAGCATCAGCAACTGATCGTTTAGCATCGTTGACAAACTTACCCACCAGAGCACTTATTGTGTTCTGATTGACACTGGTCACCTGTGGCTCACGAAGACGTACAAGGACGTCATTCACAAGGGAAAGATAGGTAGGTAATGCCATTTATATTACTTCTTCTTTGGCTTCTTAGTCATGCCCGCTTCACTGAGAGCGATAGCCACAGCTTGCTTTTGAGAAGTGACTTCAGGGCCTTTCTTTGAGCCCGAATGAAGTTCACCAGCTTTGAATTCCTTCATCACTTTGCCAACTTTAGCCATCTTAGCTGATTTAGTCTTTGGTTTCGTAGCCATTTCTATATCCTTTATTACCTGAAAAATCTATCAATGAAGAATGTAACTAGACCACCAACACCTGATGCGATAGTCATGCCCATCCAGAAACCACCTTTAGACTTATTAGCAAGCTCTAGGAGGCACTTAACGTCTTTACTGAGTGTATGGACTTCGTTTTGAAGAGCCTCTACTTGAGCCTCTAAACGTCCAAACTCACGAGCTGAAACCTCATCCATAGTTATTCAGCCTCTGTAACTGATTCTGACTTTTTAGGACGTCCTGCTTTCTTAGCTGGGGCTTCTTCTACAACCGCTTCAGGAGTTTCCTCGATACGTTCGTAGTCAGGATGGTTCTTCATCGAGTCAATATCGACCTGATGGATAAAGGTAACGGTTTGACCGCTAATGAGGCATTTAAAAGTAGCTGACATAATTTATGATCCTAGTAGGTACACCAAAGGGAGCCCCTTTTGAGGACTCCCTTCAGTTTAACTACTATTACGCAGGCACGGCAAGAGCAACAGTCGAGTAATCGCGCAACTCAGCAACACCGTACAAAGTATCAGCAGTGAACAGAGTACCGAGGTACTCTTGTTTGTACTGAGTTTGTGAACGGATGCCTTGTTGTTCAACCAACACGTAAGCATCTTTGTGACCCATCAAAGCGATACGGTCAGTAGCTGTGTTACCAGCAGCAGTATCAGCGTTGGTAGACACAAACACTTTCACGCCATACACATCACCGATTTCACCATTTCGGATGGTGTTGCCAGCGCCTTGCTCACCCACGAAAGCTTGTTCAGTGAAACGAGCCAAGCCCATCAAAGTGTTACGGCTTGATGGAGGAACGATGAAGAAACGACCGTCCATAGGCACATCGTTGTCATCCAAACGTTGGATAGTACGACGGATAGCAGCATCAGTCAAAGCAGCAGCGTTAGAGGTAGAGCTGTTATACACAGTAGTACCGTTAGAGCCAATGAAAGCGTTAGTGCTCGAAGCAGCAGTAGCGTAGTCAGAAGTACCAACAACACCGCCGTTAGACACACGACCCAAACGGATCAAGTCAGTGTCCACTTGCTTAGCCAATGCGTAACCAGCATCGTCAGTGTAGAACGAACGCAGGCTAGACAAAGCTTGAGCTTCAACGATATCCTCAATCATGCGGCTATATTCATAGTGCTTGTTGATGGACACAACGACTTCTGATTCTGTAGCAGCGATCAGAGTAACTTGAGTGGATGCAGACTTAGCAGAAGCAGAACCACGAGTAGGGCTAGGAATGTGAACTGTGTCACCTTTCTTGCCTTTGAAGTTCATCTTCTTGATCAGGTTTGCAGCGACCAAGTTTTTCTTGTAAGCAGCTACGATTTCATCAGACCAAATTGCTGGAATGAACGTTGCTGCGGTAGTTTTGGTTACGTGATTAGTACCGAGACCCATTTTAAATACTCCTAGATAAAATACAAATTAAATTTAATAAATTACCGGACTCGTCCATCAGCATAGGCCTGCATGATTTCAGGCTCTAAAGCTTCATAACGCTCCGGATCACTCATTCGAAGCCGAATAAGGTCGGCCCGACGATAGACTCGTTTTGATGATTCACCAGTACCACCAGTATCGACAGCAGCAGCTTTCAAGTTCTGCTTCAATGTCTCTTTACCAGCAGTTTCTACCTGTTGCGTCTTAATTGACTTAAGCTGCTTAAAGGTAGACAACAATTCATTTGCACTGTCATAATCAAACTCACCATCGGCTTTTGCGTACAACTGAGTGCGAACGGGTGACTGTTTTACCCACTCCGCAAACTCAGGATCTTGAACAATATTACCGAAATCAGGAT